GCCCAGCGCCGGATTGGCCGTAGCAGCGGTCCATGTCGGCGTGTAGCTCTGCGGCGACACCAGCTTGGAGTCAACGACAAGGGAAGATGTTGAGTTGTCAGTAAGCGTGGTGCCGACCGCAGTAGTGTTCGATGTGTCGAACATATGCCCAGAAGTGCCAGCGCCAAAAGTGACGGTAGAACCCGCCACTTGATTGGCAGCGAACACCGAGTTGCTTAAATTGACACTGATATTCCCGGTGATGCGGTTGCCGGCGTAGTGTCCACCGTTGACGCCTGCGGGTGATGTTCCAGCGTTAACAGTCAGCTTGCCAAACTGCGACCCGGTAATCACCACCGTCCCGGTGTCCGTGGTCAAAATCCCCCCGGTCGATTGGGAGCTGACGATGTTGGTGATCTGGTGGTACAGGGTCGCAGTACCAGACACGCCTAGCTCGATGTCATAGCCCGTAGCGGTCACATCGGCGGTCTGGTAGATATCGCAAGTGCCGATGATTTGGGCGTGACCACCCGTCGCCTTGACTGCGCGACCAGAGGCCCACCGCGATCCGCAGTTGATCATGCGAAAGTTCAAGCCGCTGCTCACCACATTGTCGCCGGTGAATGTCGGAGTAGCGGCATCAGCGCGAAACCCGATTCCGTTGAACTCGACATCAGCAGCGGTCGAAGTAATGATCGGGCCGTTGGCGTTTTTGATGATCTTGACATCACCATCCGCGACTAGGCGTTGGAACTGCGTGGATTGCGTGAGGTTCGCAGCCTTGTAGGTGCCTTGCGTGAAAAGCAAAGACCTGCCGGTATTCAGCGCAGCCTGAATCGCCGACGAACTATCTGCTACCCCCGTCGGGTCTGCGCCAAACTGCGTAGGCTTGACCCACTCACGCAATTCGTCCTGCGCGGTGCGCGTGACCGCGCCGGTGCCGGATTGAATGAAAGTGACGCTGTCAGATCCAATTCCACCGGGAATGTTGTCGTAGGTTCCAACCAGTACAGCAGCGGCGGTCTGCAAGACAAACTTGTAGGTCTGTCCAACCGTCAGCCAAACCTCGCCACCAGCAGGAACGCGGCCGGCACTGTCCAGCACAATCGGGTTGGAATGCGGAGTGGAGCCGCTGCTGGTGGTATAGGTGGCCTGCGGCGTGGTGGTGCCGGCAATGTAGGTGTACAGCAGACCGCCACTCAGCGGGTTGCCGTTGTTGTCCAGGAACTGCCAACCAGCGCCTGCGAGAAGGGAAAGACTGACACTCATGTTCTAGCCTCGCGTCCAGCTACCGGGGAATGGCCGTCATCGTCGGAGCCACCGTGTAGGTGACCCGGAGATAGTCATAGGGGGACAAGGCGAACATTCCGGCGATAGTGCCGACATTGTAGTAGGTGGCATTGTCGCGGGAAAACTCGACGGTGGATACAGTCCCGCCCCGAACAATAACATCTACAGGGTATGAGTTGGTGTTCTGATAGGTGTACGGAGACGCACCTACCGTGATGCCTGCCGGCAGGATGAACCGTGCTGGAGGCACAGTGTTATCCACAGGCAAGACTCCAATCTGCTGCGCCAAATCGTCCAGCGCCGGCCGGGTTTGCTCCAAGCTCGACAGAACCCGAGCCTGCAACTCCAGCGCCAGAGCGTCTAGAAACGGCTGAATCTGCTCAACAATGGAGGTCGGTTGCGAGCCAACTGCTTGCGCCGTCTGGCTGAGTGCCTCCTGCACAGACGCAACCTGCGAGCCTGCATCCGCGCCTGAGAACTCTGCATCAACCGTAGCCTGAGAGACTTGGAACAGGTTGAGGAAGAACAGGTACCACTCGCGGGTGATGAGGCCCGTGCGCTGATCAAGCATTGCCACCCGAGGTGGCGTGATCGGCGTCGGATTGGCGCTGGGCGAGGCCATTACGCTGCCGTCGGAGAGATGATCAACTCCGCGCCCATAATGGCGATCTTCACCGGATCGGTGCCGCTGACCTCATACACCCGATCACGCAGCTTCATGGTCATGCCAAGCCGCCGCCAGAACATTCGCCGGCCATACTCGCCAATGGCCCCCATTGAGGCCCAATGCTCATTAGACCAAGTGTTTCCGCCATCGTCAGACCAGCGCAACATGGCCTGCGGATTGCTGCCTTGCCCGGTGACAAGCCCAACACCTGACTCACAGTCCAGTTGCAGGCTGTGATGGGCCGTGCGCTTGAGGTTGTTCTGCCCTACCGGGATCGCTCGCCAAGAGCGTAACCACTTCTGGATGGCTCCAGCATCATCGTAGACGGTCAGGTCAAAAGCGTAGATTTTGCCGTTGGCATAGTCCCCAACGATCACCTCGTTGTTGAACACCATCTGACAGTTGCTACGGTGCCGGTACTCGTTGTCGTTGCCGCTGGCCCGCTCATGCCAAGCCTGGGTGGCAACATCGTAGACCCAGGTCTTGTTGGCGCTCGGGAAGGTCAGGACATAGAACGCATGGCCGTCCTGCTGGTAGGTGTAGGCCGTAGCATCGCTGATGTTGGCGTATTGTTGGATCTGCCATTCGACGGCGTGGGTGCTGACGCGGACGCCGCGATAGCCCTTGGCGCGGTAGACGATACCCTTACCGCGTGTGTCCGCCCCCAACCAGAAAACGGTGCTGTCGAGTTTGGCAACCGAAAACGCCGCCGCGCACCCGATTTCCATGTACGCGCCTTGAATACGCTGAAGGGGAAACCCGGCGTTTCCGGCGTTGTACCAGACTTCGATGGTGTTGGTGCCAAACAACCAAGCTTCGGAGTTATCTACAATAGACGACACCAGATTGTCGGGCGAACCTTCCGCGCTTGCGAAGTCTAGCGGATCAATCGACGTGCCGTCGAGAATGGATGTGGTCCACACACGCTGGCTGTTGGGCTCGATAAAGACGAAATAGCCGTCCAGATAGGAGACCGTTGTCGCGCCGGGAAAATCGGGATCAGTGATCTGGCCGAAGGCGTTGGTGGTGTTGTTGTAGATGTAGCTGGGGCCAGCGCAAGCGATGAAAAGCTGGATGCCGTTGTCCGCCATCGACACGGGGCCGTCGTTGGCAACGGTGCCCAACAAAACTGAACGATAGCTAGTATCGACTTGATACACGCTGTTGCCGGAAACAACGTACATGTAGTTGCCGTAGGAGTGCAACCCACGGATCGGCCCTGTGCCAATGGTGGCAAGCGACCGCAGACCTGGCGCGCGTTGCAGGAACGCGGAGGTTTTGCCGCCCGCATCTTCTGGCAGCACTTCAGGAAACAGGTTGATCATGCGGCTGTCCGCAGCGTTGACGCTGCGGGCTACATACGCGGAACCAAGGATGGGCGTCTGCATCAGAAGTTCCCGGCAAAGATGTTAAACCGCTGGCGGGTGCTGACGATGGCGTAGGGGATCGACATGATGTCGTCGGGGTTGTTGATCCGCTTAAGGTTGCGCTTGGAATACATCGCGATGCGTCCGACAGTGGCGGGCGGTTCGATACCAAACTCGGGCGCGATTTCGCAAGCCAGATTGTACCGGAACGCCCGCAAGTAGCCGGGCGGAAAGTACAGCTCGGTTGAGAGCGTCGCAGGCTGGGTCAGTTGCGCCGCCGATATGAAATGCCATTCCAGTATTTTAGTGGGTACTGGATAAATGTGCATGTCGATGTTTGGAAAATTCGTGTTTATCCACATTACCTGTGGAAAAGTGCTGGTTACGGTTTTAACCGCAATGCCATCGTACTGCTGTTGGTTGATTAGTTTAATGCCGTAAGAAATGCCGGTTGAAGTATCGACGAAATACGTCGCGTCGTCCATAAGTACCGGACGATCACCGACAAAATCGCCAGACGGACCAAGCGTCTGGCTGATGAGGCCAGGCAGCCAATTAAAAACCTGCTCTTGGGTCGTAAAGGTCGAAAGTTTTTCCGTACCCCAAGAGTCAATCATCTGATTGAGCGCGAACAGCGCGTCCTGCGATGTGGCCGCAGACGGCGTTTCCCCTTCGGCCAAAACGCCCAAAAGGCGAAGGGCTCCGTTAATCTGATCCCCGGCTGTCGTCATGGCTGGCTATTCCCTCATTCAATGGCCTGCGACCGCGTCGCCGGGGCGCAAGTTCATTTACCGGCTCTGACTCGTCAGAAGGCGGGGCTTCGCCGGGAGTATAGCGGCTCCAGCCATGTTCTTCATCATAAATCGCTTCAGCTTCCATTACGGCAACTTTAGTACCGTGAATTGGGTGGCGCATGTAGATCATAAATTTACCTGTGGAAAAACGCCCCGCCCGTAGGCGGGGCGTCGGTTAATTACGCAACGCGATACAGCGTCCAAGCCAGATCACCGGTCTTACGAGCGAGGAACTGTCCAGACGTACCGGCGGACACGGCGGCTGCACCGACAATGGTCCAGCCGGTGCCGACCACAACGGTCGCCGCGTTGGTAGCGCCGATGTTGATAATGACAACTTCAAAGCTGCTGTTGTCCTTGGCACTGGAAACCAGAGCCTCAGTCAAAGCCACCGTAGGGAGGGTCAGGTTAGCGACAGCGCCCGTGTAGGTGATGATGCCAGAGGTAAGTTCAGCAGCGGTAAGAACCGCAGCAGCGGTCTTAGCGACAGGAGTGCCCTGAACACCCATTGTGACTTCAGTAAGGTTGCCATCGCCGAGCTGGTAGCCACCAGCACCATTTGGAAGAGCCATGATATTCTCCTAAAGAGTTAATGAGGGAGATCTGGGGCCGCAGCCCCAGATAAACGGTGATTAGCCCCACATACGCACGGCCATAGGCGCGCGAATTACGGAGTAGCCGTAGAGAACGTCAATACGGCAGGGCATACGGTCATTGTTGATGTCGTACTGACGAACAATACGCATCGAAATGCCGTTATGGACCTGACGAGACGCCATATCCACACCCTGCGGCATCAGCAGATCGGCGGTGCCGAGCGTGATGGCGTTCTTGTTGTAGATAAGATTCTGCGGATACGAGGTGGACGCCGCACCAAGGAAGGTGACAGCAGCGTTGTCCGCCGGGAACGAGTCCACCGTAGCCAGAGCCTGGCTGGCGGTGAAGATCGGGGGCGAAATCTGCACGTCGGTCCAAGCGCCGCTGGAAGCGGTAGCCGTGGCCGTGCAAACAAACTGCTGCAAGCTGCCGGTAGATTGACGGGTCTGCGGGTTGACCGCGTACACGCCAGCAATGGTGAACACGTCGCCGACCTTGATGGTCGCCGAGCCGGTGCCGCCATCGAGGCTGATGGTGGTCGCACCCTGCGTCGTGACAGCGCCGTTGACAAGGATCGTGTCCGAGGTGGAGCGCGAACCGGTCGTGTGCTGCACGATGGACTGAGACATGTTGACTTCGTCATAGCCAAGAACCCCTTCGCCCATCATGCCGGTCTTGAACTGACGGCTGATTGTGCTGGTGGGGTTGAAAAAGCCCTTCATGCCTTCGACCAGACCGGCGTTGGCAGCGGGGTTCACAGTGGCGTAACGCTGGTCCATAGGAACGGCGTACTCGTTGAGCTTCTGCTGGGCCTGAAGCAGGACAAGCGAAGTAGCAGGGGTCGTGCCGGGGGTGCCAACCGAGCTGTAGATGTTCTGGTAGGCGTTCGCCACGTCCGCATCCACGCTGGCAGCCAACTGGCTGACGCGAGGCTTTAGAACGCGCTCTGCAAAGTCGTCCAACTGCATGGTCAATTCGGCAGAGGTGAAGTTCACGCCGATGTGTTTCTGGGTAGAAACAGTCAGGGTCGTGTACTGCTCGTTGTCGTCCTGAACCTGAAGCGCCGCGCCATTGGTAACAAGAGCGCGATCAGGAAGACGGATACGCAGCGTGGAGCCAATCTTCGCACCTTCAACGGCGAAGCTGTCGTCGTACTGGCGGTTCACGTTGCGCGTAAGCACCAGATTGTTTTCAAGGATCTCCAGAGCCTTTCTGGTGATCATGTCGATTGTAAGAATGCTGTTAGCCATTGGTCAGCCTTTCAGGCGTAAGAGGTTAACGATATTTCGACGCTTCCAGCTTCTTTATCTGTCGAGCGCGTTCAGCGGCGATCCATTCTGACGTAGTCATCGTTTTGATAGACCGAGGGTCAGTGGTGTCGTATGCGGGGGTTCCGCTGCTTCGAGCCGTAACAGGTGAAATAGGCGTTGGCGCGGTCGAAGTTTTCTTGACGGGCGGGTTTGAAACCAGTTTGGCTTCAATCTTGCCAATTTCTTTGGCCTGCAAGATGGGCGGCATACGGGAAATGCGGTCAGCTTCTTTCGGATTAGACCCTAAGTAATACGCTACGTCAGGGCCAACTTCCGATGTCTGAATAGTTTCGGCCATCACGGTCGTGATGCGGAGATTGGGATTGTACGCAACTTGCTCAAAGTCATCGTACTTGGCCCGCGCGTCCTCTTCACGGTCGTGGTAGGCTTCAACGTATTCAGACCGCTGTTTCTGAAGCTCGCGCTCCTTAAGCATTTGTTCGGCATACGCTTTTGCGTAAGTTTCGACCGAATCAAACTGATCAGGCGGCGGTAATTCAGAAGGCGCGGCGGGGGCGGCGGCTTTTTGAGCCTGCTCCCGTTCCCATTTACGCTGTTCTCTTGCTAGGCGCTTGCCGACTATGGCGTCCAATTCCTCTTGGGTGAAGGTTTTGGTCGTTTCAGTCGTTTGTTCTTCCGGCCTTGTGTCGTCAGCAACAGGAGCCGCCGTAGCTTCCGGTTCTGGCATGGGCGCCGGGGCGTCCACTGGGGCATTCAGGTCTTCGTCGTTCATGGGTTACTCCGAGGAGCGCCTGGCTACCGGCCAGTCGGTTAAGCGGAAAGACTTGCCACCTTTTGCTGGAAAGCCTTCACGCGGGCTTCAAGAGCCTGCGTAGCGTCGTCAAGAGCTGCCGCGCGGGCGTCCAAAGACGCCGCTATAGCAGCTTGACGGGACTCGTTGGCGTTGCAGGAAGCTTCCCTGCGGGCCAAAAGATCTTCGCGAGCCGCAGCGGCGGCGTCTGAATCAGCTTTAGCAACGTCAAACGCTGCGCGGTCAGCTTTAAGTTTAGCCTGATCCGCTTTTAATTTTGCGCGGGCGTCTTGAGCCCCAGCTACCATTTCAGCGGCAGTAGCCTTAGCGGCAGCCAATTCGTCGGCTGCCTTGGCGCGGTCGGCAATTGCGTCCTGTGCAGCAGACAAAGCTCCTTGGCGAACAGCCAACTCATCCCGCAAAGCGGCCATTGTAGCCAGGTTTCTGGGAAGCTGGTTAAGAAAGTAGTCCATGTAGTCCATTGGGGCGCTATCCTGCGAGACGTTCATGGGGCACCTTTAGGCGTAGTAGCTGATGTTGAGCTTGGCTCCAGCCACCTGCTCAATAAACCGAATCATGGTCAGGTCGCCATCATATTGAAGCGTCACACCAACAGGAAGAGGCATCCCAACGGACGAAGTGGGGGCAACATTGTCGTCGCGCCAACGCACAGCCTGACCTTCAGGGGTAATGAGGGCGATCACAGGACGGCAGTTTAGGCCGTTAAGATCGACATAAGGGACCGTTAGCGCCGTGGAAGAGCTAAGGGAAGTGATTTGCTGATAGCCTAGCCGGGTCGTGATGGCTTTCAGGTTAATCGACATCATATTCTCCTAGATTCCGTGAAGGACCGAATTTCTATAAAGTACTGCGTCGGTCCTGTAACCGGCGGAGCGGGGGTATACGTGATGTCTACGGCCTGCCCGGTTAAGGAGTATAGGCCATTTTGTGGGGAAAGCAAGAAGTCCCTTGTGATGGTTATGCTTTGCCCGGTAAGCGTGTAGGAGCCGCTGGAGGCAGTCAGCGTATAGGCGACCGAAAGAACCGGGGGGCTTCCCGCTAACGGCGCGGCTGCAATCGGTAGCGACGCAATGCCGTATCCAGTAAGAGCGAAAGCCATTCAATTAACCTATCCTTCAGTTACAAGTTTCCAGCCAACCGTAGCTTCATCCCAAACATATAACTTCCCATCAGCGGGATATGCCACCGGCGGCTCCCACATCCATGTGGTCTGGTTTAAAGTCCATGACGGATATGGCTGCGGTGCGTAGAACACATCGTTTGCCTGATCGTAAGTGTACCCTACCCCGGCGTAGTTGCCGCGCAGAGCAACGCCGCCGTCAGGCTCCCCGCCTGGCCCATAATGGACGCCGCCTCGGGTGTTGTAGCTGGTTTGTATCCACTGGCCCGGTGACGAGTCCACGAACGTATCAAAAAACTCTGGTTCAGCAACGATGACTTGGATGACCTTATCATCCAGAACTTTTGCAAAGTGAGACATAAAAGTTAAACTCCAACTGCCAATTCCTGTATCTGCGCCGAAATAGCCGCAAGCTGCGCCTGAAGTTCCTCTAGCGTCGGCTTCACCGGGGCAGGCTCTTGCACAGTTGCCGCATAGGCCAAGGCTTCAGCCTCTTCCTCCGGCGTAAACTGGATGATCTTGACTTCGCCGGTTTGGACATTGACCTCAGTGCGTTGCATGTGTGCCTCCTTATTCGTAGAAGAGATTGACGGAGCCGCTTGTAAACGTAAGGCTCGGCGTCGGGGTGCTCAGGGTCAAGCGGACAGCGGTGAGCGCCGCTGCGGCATCAACGTAGCCACCACTTAAATAGCAGGCCGCTATGTCGCCGCGAGCCGTGTTTCCAGCCAAAGTCCAGCCATTGCCCGTGATGTTTGTGAGCGTGTAGGTGCCGTTAAAGGTGCCCGTGGTTGCAGGGTTATTGGCGATGCCAAACCCACTCGTAAACGTCACTGGTGCTGGCGGATTGAGGACAGATGTAGCTACACCCGTGTAGCCCGATGTCACATATGTCGGTGTCGCGCCGGTCCCCACCTGAATGTAAATGGGCGAAGAAGTGGTCGAGTTGCAGCGCAGATTGTTGACATTTACAGTTATTCTTTTTACCCACGACGGGAGACCTGTCCAAGACACGCTTGCCTGTCCGGCGGCATTAATAGCAGTCGGTCGCTCAATCTTCTGCGTCGATGACCACACAGACCCGTCAGCGGTGAACAGCACATTGCCAGCGGTCGTCGGCGACACGCTTGCGCCAAGACCACCGTTAGCAGACGGCAAAACACCGGTAACGCCGGTCGTCAAAGATAAACCAGTGGCATTGGTCAATGTTGCAGACGCAGGCGTACCAAGCGCCGTCGCGTTACCAGAAGGGTCTAGTTGAGGCGATCTTGATGCCGCCATCGTGATGAAAACGTTTTTGGTTCCTAAAGAAAAATTAACTGCGGAACCGGCATTAGAAGATGAGTAGATGGTGGTTCGTGTGAGAGTGTTAGCTGATGAGTAGGTGGCAAGACCAACTTCCCATTCGCTGGTTGTCTGTCCTTGAATTGAATAGTAGCAAGTGTCGCCAACCGACATGACCGCAGAAAATGTTTGGTAGCCTGCCGCAGGCGTACCAGACACGATAAAAGGCCCCGTTCCAGTGGACGTGGAGCTATCTAAAACACGATCTGCGGTTATGAAAGCCATTAGAAGGTGATGCTCCCGCTGCTAGTCCATTTGTATATTTTGTAGCCACCCGTATTGGTAAACGTAGGTGATCCAGTTGTTGAAGCAGCATCCGGATATGTGTTCGGATAGCGTATTATAACAACGCCCGATCCGCCCGTACCGCCGCCACCATACGTAGAACCGCTGACAAACGACCCGCCGCCGCCTCCGCCGCCAGTATTAGCGGTTCCAGATACGCCAACGCTGCTTGTCCCAGCAGAGCCGCCAGCACCACCGCCGCCAGA